TCCATGAGATTGCCAATCCCAAAACCGGCTCGTAAACTGGCGATGGTGAGTCTCGCCGAGGTAACTTGAGCTAGGAATCCCACTTTCACAGCCACAGCCTTTACAGGCTGATCTGTTTGAACTCTCCCGCTAAGTGAGAATTTAGCAGAGCTGTTAATAACCTTGCTGGTATCTTTACCGATTTTTGTCCCGAGCCCAAAGACTGCTTCTGTGCTACTAACAGAACGCGCTGCACCAACACTCGCCCCGAGTCCAACTGAGGCACTCAAAACTGTAGAGTCCAAGACAGACTGATCCGTCATGTTATACAGCTTGAGTACGTCAGCCTCAGAAAGAACAGTGTCATACGCTTGGATATTGTCACACCCACCCAAGCTATAAGAGGCATTTACGCTATCCGCGCCGAAGCTCTCAATAAGGCCATTAAGATTTGACGACCTTTCACTGCTGTATTTCACGCCATCAACATAAATCCAGTGGCTGTTAGGACTAGAGCCTTCGACTAAGACGAAGTGATGCCACGCAGTGTCATGAATTTCACCAACATACCATCCATTAAGGCTTAGGGTCTCGTCACTCGCAAAGTATACATACCCGCCAGCAGGACTAACTGCTTGCCAGTAGTAGTGTGAGTTCGCTCCTCTACGACCCCACCAAGATAATGATTTAAATGAAACTGAAGCACCGAAGGTAATTCCGCGAATTGCTGAAACACCTTCACTGAATACGCAGTCATCAAATTTTCCTGCTGGATCTATAGGAGCGTCAATGAGTGTAGCGTTATTTGACCCAATGCTGTCATTTACAGTCGTGCTAACAACATCATCAAATGTCCATTGCCCTATACAGCCCATCTTTACACAGCCTCAACCGTGAAAGAAATGTCTGTTATTTCTGCAGGAACTCCAAGGGTTAGAGCTGTTCCATTCTCCATATTAAGATCGCCACCGGAGGTCGCTACAACACCATCCATACGCTTTGCAGATACGCTAGCCCCTGTTACCTTATCATTTGCATACCACCGACAAGACTGAGCAGTTACAGTAGCGAGAGCATTACCTTTCTGGACTTCACTTGCACCAGTTTCGGGATCAATTTGACGTTTCATGGTATTACCATCAAGTGCGCCCATGTTGAGACCATTAGCAGACTCACCAGCAACAAATGCTCCACCGTCTTTTGTAAAATCGAGAACAGAACTTCCAGGCTCTGCATCGTCTGCTGAAATAGGCCGTGTCTGAGAAAAACAAGAGATAATAGAATTCTTGAATATCTCTCTTATTGTTCCAGTCGCATCAAATTTAAGTAACCCAATAATGGTACCAGCTGCAATAGCTGCAAAAGATCCGGCAGGGACTTCGAGAATGCCAGCTGTCGCTGATAAAACTTTAACAAACACGTTGTCATTAGCATCTGCAGATTGAATCAGCAGGTAGTCATGAACATTAAAGACACCTAATCCGTTACCTGAGTCGTTAATAGTATCTAAACCACCAGCACCATCACCATCTCCCATGGAAATAGTATTAGCCATTAATTTTGCTGTTGATTGTGGAATACCTGCAAGTATCTCTTGAGTGAGTCCTGTACTAAGTCGCCATGCCATTTTATACTCCTGAACTTTGAATTATGAGTGAATCGTCAACCGTCATTATGCTACCTTGATTCCCACCACAGGTAGTCGGCATTTGTACATTTTTATTAATTGAGTTATGGAGTGACCCATCAGATAAACCAACCACTGGCCCTTCTACTGTTCCAAAGAGGACACCAAGATGAGAGGACTTAAAACCTAGCTTAACAGGATCTACTAGTCCTGGCTCTCTGCACCACTCAATAGCTGGGTAATTAGCTACCCGCTTAATCTCCCACTTAGATGGTATTAAGCCAGATAGAAAATAGATAGCCTCAGTGGTTGAGACAAATACTCCTGTTTGGACTGCACACATCAAGACTATTCGATGCTCAAATCGCTGTCTATTCCTAGTAGTATCAGTGATACCTAATAAGCCATGCTCGGAATAAATAATCTCATTGTCGATAGCTACTAAAGCACGGCCTGAAAGGATCTCAATATGGTTACCTACAGGTGTCTGCACCATATCAGCAGTGGTATTATCTGTAAATTCACTCTCGATCCAAGGTGCTCTTGTATCTTGGAATAAGACACCATTCTGAGTCCCGTTGGCATAAAATACAATATCTTCTAAGACAAAGTAACTTAGCCATTTGCCCTTAGATAACCCTGCCCAAATACCTTTGAGTTGTACTTGCCCCAATGAATCTACAGAAGCTATATGAATGGCTGTATCTGACTCTCTATCCTCAGCTATATAGAATCCGTGCTTAGCTGGGTACATCGAATGAAATATGCCAGACTGTAGTAACTCAGTTCCCTTACGAGTAACTAGCTCTCCCGTCCTATCGAGAATTATGTCGACGGCATGCTCAAGAGCCCCAACACCTGATTCTATACTGAATGGAATGCGATGTGGCGCTACTCTGTTATTTATCCCCACGCCTTGCGTTAGTAGAGGCAAGGGTTTAGTATGTCTAGGAGCTGCCATATCTTAGATCCACTGATTATAGTCACGGTACATTAATTTTCTTGACTGACTTACCTCAGTAGTGTCCTCGAGTTCTTCTATCGCTAAGCGCAGCTGTTCCCGATAATAGGTAGTATTTACTTTTCTACCCTCAATGCCATCTTCAATGTTTTCCCACAGATCATGACAAACATAGCTCTCCAGGACCTTCTTCTGTAATCCAAGAGGTATACAAGCTGGGATGTCGTCGTCATTTTCTAAATGCGTAGGATTAGTAAAATAACCACATGTCAGAGTAGTTACTTCACTTGGGATGCCACAATAAACAATGTAATTTCCAGATATCGTTAAATAAGTTACAGGACCTTCATTGAGGTCCACATCAAAGTTGGGTACTATTCGTTTTAAGTGCTCCATAGACCCAATGATTTGAACGTTTTCTAAGTTTGTGTCACACGAAAACAAATCCCTGTGGTAATTCCAATCTGAGGGAATTACCACACGGTTTGTTCCTAGTATAGTATCTACTTGTCCCGTAGACTCCAAGGTCGTTAACAGTACCTGAGAGGCCACATAGTCTAGCCCATCATTGAGTTTGCTAGTTATAACATCTCTGCTAATACTAGGCATCCGCAATGTCTGGATTAACGAGTCTTGGAGTTTTAAGAGATTCATAGTCTATTACTTTTTAGGCTCGGCCTTTTTAGCAGCAATTTCTGCTTTAGTTGTTCCAGGAACGGCAGCGAAAGTCTTAGGAAACCGCTTAACCATAGGCACTCCCACTTCTTCTACGACCGTAGCCATATTATCCTTGAACACGACGGGCTTAGCCCCCTTAGTAGCCCTAAAAGAGGTGAAATCCTCTTTCCGGCCGATGTATTTAATTTTCATCACTTCTCCTTATGCCATCACGTAGGTAGCTACCATGGTGTACTCATGGGTCGCAGTAGGAGTGGCACCTGCAAAAGTGATATCAATAGTATCATCCGCAGTATACTCAAATCCCAGCCCAGGCGCAGCAGCGTTGCCGTTAACTGCCAAGTTTACAAGCGCTGCTGCAGTATTTGCAGTAGCAGCAATATATCGATCTGGATCGACGTCGTCACCTACAGCGACTGTGAGAGCAGTAGTACCACCAGAAGCACGCACTTTAATATCAACTACTTGAGCACCAGCAGGCACATTTACCATTTCCACTTTGTCACCGCTAACAGGGCCACCAGAAGCAGGCACAGTATACTTACCTACTACTGAAATCGCCATACCTTTGGGTACATTTGACGCTCCGTAATCACTTGCGATTACAGCATCACTTTGTCCATCAGCCATTTTACTTCCTCCAAATATTGTTAGCAGGGCCGTCAGGCCCTGCTAATTAGTTGCGCTGCTTATGCAGGTGAGTCGTTATTAGCGTCAACACTGATGACGCCAAAATCAGCGCCATCATAACGGCATTTCTTGGTACCGAAGATGGTTCCAGCGGTAATCGCAAGGGCGTTACCACGGTCATCTTTTTCCTCGTTCCAAGAATAACGGTTTTTGCCGCCGTCTTTACCATAGGCGATCATACCAGCCTGGGCACCAAGAAACAGTGCACGAGCAGCGTCTACGTTAGCACCAGCACCATAGTCGTCAAACTGGATGACGTTACGATGGCTATGCAGAATAACTCCGGCGTACTCACCAAGAGAATCCTTGTACATAAGAGCGCTCTTACCACGTTGAACGGACTTAGTGATATCCAACCAGTCATTTGTGGTGGTAGAGGTTCGCAGATGGAAAGCTTGAAATACATGCATCAGGAGAATAAACTTACTCTGACCTTTGTACTTCAGGGGTTGAATCATGGGGTCCAGGGTTTTTGCGATGGCCATAAGGCGCTCAACGTCGATCAGAGCGAGCTGATCAGCTGCATCAAGGTCCGCACTGCTGGTAGCATCACCAGCATAAATCTGATGAGCTGCATCAGGAGCCTGGAGCGTATTATTAGCACGACCAGTCCAGCCTATGGGAACCTTGAATGAGGTATCTACACCACGTGCCCCAGAGAGATACGAGAACATATTCTCATCCATGGTCTCAGCCCACCAGTCGGCGAGTGCATCACGGCCGTTAGCACGGATGTTATAGGGTACTCGCTGCTCAGACATCTTACCCTTTGACTTAGTTGATTTACGCAACTGGTCAATAAACAAGTAGTCATCGAAGAAGTGCATTGCTTCTTCACCATCAGCGTGGCCTTCGATGACATTGTCACCTTCAACACCAGGTCTGTTAAGTTTCATGCGCAGGCCAACGGTGACTTTTTCACCTTTGCCTTTGTGAAGTTCATCCTTCTGGATGATCATCGATTTATTACCTTTGCCAATAAACTTAGCAAAGTAACTCTTTTTCAGTGCCTCGACTGCGAGGCTTGTTGACCAACGTTGGATCGCTAACGCGTGCCCCAACGGAAAATCCGTCATACTCATGGTATATTCCTTTATTCTCCAGCCAAGTAGATTTCAAGGTCTGCGTCAGACAACTTCAGCATATCTGACTCAGATAGCTCTTTACCTTTGGCTATTTTTGTATTTTTTGATTTGGGAGCTAAAGTCAGTGACTTAAAGTCACCATCACCGGATTTGAATTTCTTCATTAACTCGGCAGTTACCTCTTCCCTAATCTCGTCTTCACTCTTTACTTTCTCTGTGCTCTTTGCAGAAGCATTCTGAATCACACTCAAGATGCTAGCAGCTGCTTTTCCAAGAAGAACTGGTTCACTCGAACCAGGGAGAATAACTTGAGTCGAGGGGTTAGTGAGATAAAATAAATCTTCACTAAAACCCAGACTCTCTGCTTTCTCCACAAGTGCTCGCTGAACCCCTTCTTCAGTAAAAATACCAGGGACTGCGGTTTCCATTGCGGTCTGAGCTTCACGAACTGTAGAAGCAAACTCAGTTTCCCCTTTGGCATAGTCAGCTTCCTGCTTACTTACAAGGCGCTCATGCGTATTTAAGTCTCGCTGGTATCTAATCGCCTTAAGTGGATCCTCGTCTACAAGAGCATCAAAGTCTTCATCACTGAGAACCTCAAATTCAGGTTTAGCCTCTTCAGCATCTGCTTTAGGGGCTGTCTCTTTTGGAGGCGCTGCTTGTAACTCAGCAATTTGTTCTTTCAAATACCGGTTTTCACCACGTACCTCATGAAGAGCTTCTAGAGGGACAAATCCCTTAGGAGGTTTAGCAGACTTCTCAGGTTCGGGCTCCTGAGTTTCATCACCCGTCTTTTTCTCTGCTTCCTCAGTGGTTTCTTCCTCAGTGGTTTCTTCCTCAGTGGTTTCTTCCTCAGTGGTTTCTCCATCATCGATGCCTTGAAGTTCTTCTTCGCTTACTGACTCATCATCAATAAGGTCAGCGTAAAAATCTTCTTCAGCAGACTCGATTAAATCCACGCTATTCTCTTCAACTACTTCTGTGGTCTCCGGCATTGTTCTTCTCCTTTTACGTCTTATAGACGATTTTGTAAGTACTATTATTTACGTCCCGTGGACGAGTATTACATTCCAACTCCAGGAGAGTCGGAAAAAATTGTATCAAAATTGTCTCGGTACTTTTTATCAGCAGAGGCATCAAATTCGCTGTTGAAGCGAAAATCTCTCCCATTAGGGAGCTCTGGGTGGCTCTTAAAATGCTTATCGGCATCTTTGTTAAACTTTGCTTCCTGAGCCGCGGACATTGAGCCATTGGTCATATACTTACTTTCATTCATGCTGTTTGGGTCTCCTTCTTAGGATGAGCATCTTCTCCTCTCGGAGTGTATTCGCTCTCCTCATCTTCTTTTTGGTTATTCCGTGTCTGCTGAGCTACTGTAGCGCCTATTTGGAAGCCCTTCTGGTCTACATTTTGCTTATCTATTCCAATGGACGTCAGTATTTCTTGTGTTTCAGCGTCCAATTTGTTTGTCTTCGCCTGTTGCTCGTTTTGCTCGAGCTTAGTATTAACATTGGCGATCTCAGATTGTCGCTGCTGCTCTTCTGCCTGTGCTTGTGCCTTCTCAGCTTGGTACTGTTGACGCTGATCGCTTGTCATCTGATCCAATGATGGATCGTAACCTGTGGCTTCGCGGATCTGACGGAGTGCAAATTCCTTATCGGGAATATCACTAAGCTCGAGTGCTAAGTTAACAAGTGGCCCGATAGCTTCTTGAGGAGCTTTATTAATAGCCGCAAAGAGAAGGTCAACATTCGCTTGTCGTGTCGTATCAGTCTCAGGTACAGAGGTAACCTTAATATCAAACTTGCCTTGAGTTACATCGTTCCGTACCTCGATGCCAGTCTCAGTCTCGAACTTCTCGTTAATATTGACGAAGCGCTCAGTCTTAGCTACTGAGTCTGTAATACGAAGAACACGTGGGCCAGTCCAAGTAGATTGGATATTACTTGCAATTAACTGACCAAGTCTCTCGTCTGACCTTTTAGCGTTAGATATTAGCGAGGCGGTCATCACGGCAGTAGAGTCTTTCTGTTGCTGCATTGCTGAGCCTGACCGGGTAGCTGTGCGTGTTATGCCTTCATCTACTGCGCCAGATATTTCTGATATTTCTTGTTCGCTAGCCCTCAGCATATCCATCTGAGGCGCTGCGAGTTGAGCAAGCTCGTCTACACGTACTCTACCTAGCTTGTCCTTCTTCATCTCAATAAAGGAATCGAACCGCTGAGCCTCTGCGTATACTCGGTTGTTATCCTCAGCCGCACCTTTTTCAATAAACACTCGACGACCAGAAAGAAGTGCAAGTCCCATAGATCTTCGCTGATTAACTTCCTTATTTTGCTCCTTAATTTGTCTCACAACACCAAATGGGAAACCGAAGCGGTCTGTGTAGCCTACAAATGGTGCAAAAGGAAACTGGTCATGCGAATATGGCGACGCACAGTCTTGCAGAACTAAGTCACATAAAAAAGTCGTTACAAACATCTTCTTGACCACTGCTTGCGTGAGCTCAGCTGCTTGCTGGATAATCCCGAATTGCTCCATGGGATCCATATCATCTGTTAACTCAACAGCATAGCCAGAGGGCAATATAGCGAACATAGTGGGTACAAGCTTAGTATGCCACATCTCTACAGGTTTTACCCGTCTTCGCTCTGTGTCGATCCAAGATGACCTTGAGGTGTGGGTACTATAATTATCGTCCTTTGAGTCCTCTATAAGGTCTGCCTGTGAATAAAAGTCATATCCACGGTCGGTCTCACCTGCCAAATCCTCATAGTAGTTCCTGAGTTCTTTTGCTTTATCTGGAAAGACCACTATAAGGGACCCGAGGTCTTGCCACTCAGCTGTAAAGACGTACCTACAGCTATCCTTGAGCATCCACGGAGATGCGTACTGGTCCCAATAAACGGAAGACCAACTACGATGTCTGAGCTGTATTTTCTCATCACGCGGGTCAGACGAAAAACCAACCTCGATAGCAGAAAAACCTGCCGTAATTTGTTCCTTAAATGCTTCACTTTTAAGATGAGAGCCTCCGCTTTGATCAGAGACGAACTTAATACCCTCAGTGATGATTTGTCCAGTCTCAGTATCATGCTGTGTACGG